TGGACGTGGAAGCGCTGGTGCGCGCCGATCTGGCCGAAGCGCTGGGCCTGGCGATCGACTACGCCGGTTACTACGGTTCGGGCACGACACACCAGCCGAAGGGCATTTCCAACTACACGGGCATTTCGGCAATTCCGTTTGCTGCTGCAAACCCGTCGTATGCCGAAATCGTTTCGATGGAAACCGCGATTGCTGCGAAAAACGCGGCCGTGGCGAACATGGCTTACGTCGTCAACGCGACCACCAAGGGCGGCGCAAAGACCACGCAGAAATTCCCTGGCACGCCGACCGGCGCGACGCTGTGGGAGCAAGGCGACACGATGAACGGGTATCAAACCCGCGTGACGAACCAGCTTCAGAGCGACGACGTGTTTTTTGGCAACTTCGCGGACCTGATTATCGCCATGTGGGGCGGCCTGGACCTGACGGTGGACACCATGTCCCTGTCGAAGTCGGGCGGAACCCGCATCGTGGTTTTCCAGGACGTGGATTTTGCTCTGCGTCGCGTCGAATCGTTCGCTGTCGGCCGCCATACCGGCGCGTAAGTTTTAGGCAGTAAGCGGCATAGGCTGCCGCTACTGAGACACGGAACGGGCAGCGAAGCGCTGCCCGTTTTCACATCAAATGAGGAAATGAAAGTGGCTTTCGAACGCGGGGAAGTGCTGGAAGTGCTGAAGCCGTTTTTTGTGGACGGCGAAATGGTTATGCCGGGTGATCGGGTGGAATTGCTGCGCGCCGACGCCATGCAACTGAAATCACGCGGCATGGTGGTGGCAGAAGGCGCCCAGCGGGCTGCCAAGCCATCGGCCAAGGGCAAGGCCGCCTGATGCCAGCGCATCCCGCCTGGGACGTTCTGGACGATTTTCTGGACCCGGACGACTTCGCCAGCCAGGCAACAATCACGCTGGCCAATGGCAGCGTGATTGTTGCCATGGGCGTGCTGGACGAGCCGGGGCAGACCATTGGCGTGGGCACCGCCGAAATGGACACCACGCGGCCGGTTTTCACGTGCAAGTTTGTGGACGTGGCAGCCGTTCGGCGCGGCAATGCGGTGGTGATCGAGAGCAAGGCTTACGAAGTCCACAAAAGCCCGCACGCCCTGGGTGACGGCATGGCCCTGCTGTACCTGGAACCCTCGCTGTGATTGAAATTTCGATTGACGAACACAGCCTGGACGCTATCGAAGCGTTTCTGGCTGCGACGCCTAAGCAGGTGGACAAGGCGCTGAATTCGACTTTCACGAAGATGGCGCGCTGGCTAACGGCCAAATCAATCCGCGAGCTATCCGCACACCTGAAGCTGCCGCGAAAGGAAATGAAACGGCGGCTGCGCACGTTCCGGCTGTCGCGCGTGGCGGGCGGTAAGGGCGTGCGGGTGTGGTACGGGCTGGACCCGATAGGCGTCATTCACCTGGACGCAAAGGAAGACCGGGGGATAGGCGGTGGCGTGGCCGCCTACGGCGACCGCTTTTTTGCTAACGCGTTCATAGCGAAGGGCCGGGCAGGCAACGGCGGCACGGCCGCGTCCAACAGGCAGGTTTTCAAGCGCAAGGGCCGCGCCCGGCTGCCGCTTCAGAAAGTCACTGTCGCGCTGGGCGATCCGGCGCAAACGTACATCGAAGACCACCTGCTGGGCGGGTCCGTCTTTATGGATCGGTTTTTTAAAACATTCGAACACGAACTGACATGGCGACAACGCTCCCAATAGTCCAGATTTCTGGCGTTAAAGCCGCCATCGTGGCCGCGATCCAGGCGACATTCCCCGACTTTAAGGCGGTGGTATTTGACCGCGAGGAAACCGACCGCGACGCGCTGGAAGCCGACGAACTGCCGGGCATCCTGCTGGACATTACCGAATTTGAAGACGAACCCGATTGCGACCGCTCAAACGGGCTTATCCCGATGCGTGGCCGCTTCGAAGCGCGGGTGGTGGTCGGATACAAGACGACGCAGGCGAAGACCGCAGCGCAGGCCGCAGCAATGACGCTGGCCGCATGGCTGCGCCTGAAGCGGTTCAATTCGGATTCATGCTGGACCGAGGCGGCGCACGTGATTGGCGCGTACCGTGACGAGTTCCACCCGATGGCCGACCGCTATGTGGTTTGGCGTGTCGAGTGGACGCAGGTAATTCAGTTCGGTACGGACATTTACGCAGAAGGCGACCTGCCGACGCCGAACCCGTCTTACAGCTTTGCGCCGGATATTGGCACGGGCCACGAAGCTGATTACACGCCGCTGGTGCCGCAATGAGCGCCCAGGACATTGGCGAACTGCAACGGCAGATTTCGCAGCTAATCCGCATTGGCACCGTGGTATCCGTGACCGGCGACATGGCCACGGTGGAAATTGGCGGGGTGGAGTCGGACCCGATGCAGTGGGCGGTGCAGCGCGCCGGGCCAGATGCCGAATGGTGGGCGCCGGAACCCGGCGAACAGGTGGTGATCCTGACGCCTTACGGCGACGTGGCGCAGGCCATCATCCTGTTTTCGCTGTATCAGGATTTGTACGCGGCGCCCGCGAACGATCCGAACGTGCATCGGGTTTCGTACAAAGACGGAACCGTGATCCAGCATGACCGCAGCGCGAAGGCGTACAGCGTCAACGTGCCCGCTGGCGGCAGCATTTCGCTTACCGTGGGCAGCACGTCGCTGGTGCTGGTGGACGGAAAGGCGACGCTTACCGCGCAGCAGTTCGAACACGTAGGCGAACAGGCGACATTCGACGGCGCGGCCACCATCAAAAAGCTGCTGTCGTGGCTGTCCGGGGTATCCGGTGCGGCTGGATCGAGCGGTGGCGCCAACGCTATCGACGGTGGCGTAAATGTCGTCAATGGCGACGTGGTTGTGGACGGAATCGGCACCAAGTCGCACCACCACAACGAACACGACGGCCCGCCGACAAGCGACGCGCAAGCCTAAACCCCGCCGTGGAACGGGACACTGGCCACGGCCAGAATCCCGTTCATGAACGGAACCGACGCGACCACTGGAAAGCCGCTTTCAGGCGTTGAACACCTGCGGCAATCCATAACCGACATTCTCACGACGCCAATAGGCAGCCGTGTGATGCGTCGCGACTACGGCAGCGAGCTGTTCAGCCTGGTTGATGCCCCAATGAATCTTTACACCGTGTCGCGCATCTATGCCGCCACGGCGGCTGCGATTCGCAAGTGGGAACCGCGCTTTAAGGTTACTCGCGTAAGCCTTTCCAGCGCCGAACCGGGCGCAATCGCGCTGGACATTTCCGGCAATTACCTGCCTGACGGGCAGCCCGTAAAAATCGACGGCATAAAGGTTTCGTAATGTCCAACGCCTACACAGCGGTGGACCTGTCCACACTCGCCCCGCCGCAGGTTATCGAAGCACTGGATTTCGATACGATTTTCGCGGACATGCTGGCCGATCTGATCGCGCGCAGCGCTAACGACCCATACCCGTTTACCGCGCTTGTCGAGTCGGACCCGGCTTACAAGGCATTGCAGGTTTGCGCCTATCGCGAAGTGCTGCTACGCCAGCGCATCAACGAAGCCGCCCAGGCGCTAATGCTCGCGTATGCGCAGAAAAGCGACCTGGACCAAATCGGCGCCGGGCTGGACGTGCCGCGCCTTGTCATTACGCCCGCCGACGATACTACGGTGCCGCCCACGGCTGCCGTAATGGAAAGCGACGCCGCATATAAAGCCCGCATCCAGCAGTCTTTCGAAGGCTTCAGCAGCGCCGGGCCGGTGGGCGCCTATCAGTTTTACGCGCTGTCGGCGGATGGCCAGGTGCGCGACGTAAGCGTTACGTCGCCCACGCCTGGGACCGTGCTGGTAACGATCCTGTCCGCGAATGGTGACGGCGGCGCAGACAGCGACCCGGACGGCACGCTAGTGGCCGCCGTCACTGCCGCACTGACGGCGGAAAACGTGCGCCCGCTGTGCGACACGGTACAGGTGCAGTTCGCGCAAATCCTGCCCTACACGGTGAACGCCACGCTTGAGATTTACGCGAGCGTGGACCAGGCGGCCGTGCTTGCCATGGCAAACGCAACGATTGCGGAATACACGCTGGCCTGCTGGAAATGCGGCGCCGCGCCGACGTTGGCGGGCGTGTATGCGGCGCTGTTTGTTACGGGCGTTCAGAACGTGATTCTTCACGCGCCGGGCATCCAGGCCGACATGGTGGCCACGAAGACGCAGGCGGCGTTTTGTACGGGAATCACCATTAACGGGGTGGTGGCGTGACGGACGCGGTGCAGGAAGACAGCCTGCTGCCCGTCAACGCGACACAGGCAGAGCGGAACCTGGCGCTGGCCGCTTCGCGCGTAAGCGCCGTTCCGGTGCCCCTGCGTTCGCTTTACAACCCGGCAACGTGCCCGGCCGTTGCGCTGCCATGGCTCGCGTGGGCGTGGTCGGTTAGCGAGTGGGATAGCAACTGGCCCGAAGCCACGAAACGCGCCGTGATCGCGGCCAGTGTGGCAGTCCACAAAATCAAGGGCACGCCAGCATCCATAAAGGCAGCGCTAGCCGCTGCTGGCTATCCGGGCGCGGAAGTAATCGAGGGTGCAGGTAGCTGGTATCTGGATGGCTCGCGAATGCTCAATGGCGCCGACTTCCTGGGCGACGGCGACGGAACGAAGTGGGCCTGGTATCGCGTGCGGCTTGCCCAGCCGATTGCAAACAGTCAGGTGGCGCAGGTGAAACGGATTCTGGCTAACACCGCGCCAGCGCGCTGCTACCTGGAAGCGCTGGATTTCACCGCCGCCGCATTCATTCTGGACGGCAGCGTAAAGCTGGACGGGACATATAACCTTGGAACAGTGATTTAATGGCCAATCTTACAGAAAATGATGCTTTCGATTCTGGCGTGTATCAGTGGGAAACCACCGATTCAGCGCTGGGTGGCCCTTTGGGGGTAATGAATCGGCCGCTGCTGTCGCTGGTGAATCGTTCGCGTTACCTGCTGAACCGCCTTATGGACGGCGCGCTGGGGTTCATGGCCGACAACGGCGCTAAAAACGCCATTGCCGCGACGCTGACCCAGCCCATGCCGGGCCTGGTTGACGGGGTGAAAGTCGCTTTCAGAACGAAGGTAACGAACGACGGCGCAGTAACGCTGGCGCTGACGAACGCAACTGGTGGCCCGGCGCTGGCCACGCTTCCCGTGTACGGCAACGACCAAGCGGCACTGATCGGCGGCGAATTTCCGGCCGGGTCCGTCGTGAATGTGCGGCTGAATACGGCGCTGAATGCCGCGAACGGCGGCGCCTGGGTTGTTGAGTCGATTTCTGGCGGCTATGCCAACATTCCGACCGCGCCCACGGGCGACATGACGAAGAAAGCCGCGAACATGGCGGCCATCTTTGCTGCGACGGACGGCTATCAGGTGGTGGACGTTTCGGGTAGCACGGACACGGCGCTGACCCAGGCGCAGTATGGCGTGGCCATGCTGAAGCTAACCGGCGTGCTGGGCGCTTCGAAAAACCTGATTCTCCCCGCGCAATCGGGCCAGTGGATTATCGACAACGAAGCCACGGGCAATTTCAACGTGACGGCGAAGGCGGCGGGTAGCAGCGGCAGCACGGTTATCCTGCCTGCTGGCTCGCCTGTGATCGTGTGCAGCGACGGCACAAACGTGAAGTTTGCGAGCGCTGGCGGCCAGTCTTACATGAAGGCTTACCCGTTCTCCGGGCTGGCCACGAACACGCTGACCATTACGGGCGGCTATACGCCTGGCGCAATCATTGTCGAGCGGAACGGCGCACTTCAGGAACCCGGCACGGCAGCGACGCCCGACTACACGGCGACGGACGGCGCCACGGTGGTGCTGGCCACGGCGCTGACGGCTGACGAAACCGCGACCGTGTACACGTTCGCCACGTTCAGCGTGGCCAACGCGGTGCAGAAATCCGGCGACACCATGGGCGGGGCGCTGGCGTTGTATGCGGGATCGACGGTGAGCGCGCCCGCCGCTGGCGACAGCAGCGCGAAAATCCCCAGCACCGCATGGGTGGGCGCGAACACGCCGGGCCGCCTGGCCAACGTGCAGGTTTTCGCGGCGAGCGGGTTTTACACGCCTACGCCGGGCATGACCAAGGCAATTTTTAAGGTGCAGGGCAGCGGCGCAGGTACGGGCGGGGCGCCCGCTACGGGATCGGGTGCATTCAGCGGTTCGGCTGGCGCGTCTTCGGGCGCATACGCCGAAGTCCTGCTGACTGCCGCGCAGATTGGCGCAGGCCAAGCCATTACCGTAGGCCCTGGCGGCACTGCTGGCGCGGCTGGCAGCAGCACGGGCGGAAATGGTGGCACCGTTTCCGTTGGCTCGCTGATTTCGTGCCCTGGTGGGCTGCCTTCGTCGTCATACGGGCCGACGGGGGCATCGTTCAACGTGAACGCACCCGCTGGCCTAGCGACGTTGCCGACGATCAACGCTGGCGTGATTCTGGCGCAAACGCGAGGCAACCAGGGTGGCCCTGCAATCGGCGGCGTAACGGGTGGCGTGGTTGCGGGCGTCGGTTCGGTTTCCCCGATAAACGGCTCTATGTCCGGGCCTGGCGCGGGCGCTGGCGGAACGGCGGCAGGCGCCAACGCTGGCGCGCAGGCCGGGTTCGCGGGGGCGCCTGGGATTGTGATTGTCGAAGAATACATTTAAAGGGCGCTAAACATCATGAGTCTCGCAGCCAATCTGGCAAAACTTGGAAAGCTGCTGCTGGCGCAAGCCAGCGGCGTTATCAACGGCCCGACGCCGAACGCGGGCGACAACAGCCAGGCGGTGATTAACAGCGCCTGGTTTAAGGCCGAACAGGCGACGGAAACGGCGCAGGGTACGGCGAAGGTGGCGACCCAGGCAGTAACGAACGCAGGCACGGACGACACCACGATTGTGACGCCCAAAAAGCTGCGGGCGGGGTTTGCTATCAGCTTAGGCACAAACGGTTACATCGCGTTCCCCACGTGGCTGGGTGGCATGATTATTCAGTGGGGGACAATTTCCGCATCGACTGGTTGGGCGTGGTCATATCCGATTGCGTTTCCGACGCAGTGCGCGGGCGCATATGCGACGAACGGAGACACTGGCGCGACGTTTGTCGCGTTATATAGCGCCACAAAAACCTCTGTATTTGGCAATCGCTGGAATACTGCTGGGCAGGGCGTGAGCGGGTCAACCACAATTTTAGTTATCGGGTACTGAGGTCATGGGCCAAAAACGCGCAGCATATGACGACGCCGGAACAATCACGGCGTTCTATGACGATTCAATCAGCCCCGCGCCGCAAGGCGTGGCCACCATTCCGCTGACCGCCGATCAATGGCAGGCGTGCATCTCCAATCAGGGCGCCTACATCGTGCAGAACGGCGCGCTGGCGAATGCGCCGACAGCCACGGCAGCCGAATTGCTGGCCGCCGCGCAGGCCGCCAAGCTGGCCGAACTGACGACCGCATACCAAAGCGAAATTTACCGCGACGTGTCATATATGGGCACGACGTTTCAGGCCGACGATTACAGCCAAACGCTTGTAACCAAGTGCGTTGCGCCGGGCGCGGTGCCGAACGGATTTTTCTGGAACGACGCGGCCAACAACCCGGTGCCCATGACGTTCCAGGAATTGCAGGGCCTGGCTGGGGCCATGCTGGCGCAGGGGCAGGCGGCATTTGCGAAGCTACAAGGGTACAAGTCTGCGGTACGTTCCGCCACCGACGTGGCCGCCGTTCAAGCCATCGCCTGGGCCTAACCATGAAAGCGCGTGCAAAACTGGTTTTGCTGTGGGCCATGTGTGCCGCGTTTTCCGGCGTGCTGCTGCTGGCCATGCTGGCGCAGGCGCTTTTCGGTTCTGAGGCGCGGGCGCTGAATATGGCAATCGCCTATGACGAATGCGCGAACGCGCTTTTCGGTGACGACCCGAAGGTGACGATTTCGGAACGCACGGGCAATGCGCTGATCGCGGGCAAGCGCTGGGCGAAGTTGGCGGCGCCGTGCATAGATTTCATTTTCGGGCCAGGGCACTGTCTTTCGAAGGCCACCACACCACACTGAAAGCGACTTTCAAGCGGCAGCCATTGGCCACCTTCGGGTGGTCTTTTTTTGCCCAAAACCCCGCCGTGGAACGGTTAGCCGCCCAGCGCGATGATTGCGGCAATATTAAGGGGTGGCCCATTACATGAGCACAGACTTTCTCCACGGCGTAGAAGTCCTGGAAATCAACGACGGTTCGCGGACCATTAGCATTGCGTCCAGTTCGGTTATTGGCATTATCGGCACCGCGCCGAATGCCGACCCGGCCGCATTCCCGCTTAACACGCCCGTGCTGGTGGCTGGCTCGCGTGTGGAGGCGGCCAAGCTGGCGGCGCTGACGACTTCGGCGGATAACGGCACGCTGCCGGATGCAATCGACAGCATTTTCGATCAGTCCAAGGCTGTTTTGATCGTGGTTCGCGTGGATGCTGACGAAGACCCGGCCGCGCAGCTTGCCAATCTGATTGGCGGCGTTGACGCGAGCGGCAATTACCTGGGCGTCCAGGCTTTCGTGGGCGCCGAACACGTGACGGGCTACAAGCCGCGCATTCTGCTGGCGCCGGGCTTCACGCACCAGCGCGTGGCCAACGGCGTTTCCACGCTGGCAATCGGCAACGCGGGCGCTGGCTACACGGACGGCACTTACGCGCTGGTGGCTACGGGCGGCGGTGGCGGCACGGGCGCAGCAGCCACGGCGACGGTGGCAGGCGGCAAGGTTACGGCCGTTGCCATCGCGAAAAACGGCGGCGGCTATACGGCCGTACCGACGTTCGCACTTCCTGCTGGCGCAGGCGCAGGCACGACCCAAGCCACCTTCACGGCGACCACGGGCACGGTGGCAAACGCGGTGGTGGCGGAAATGCTTGGCATTGCCGAATCGCTGCGCGCCGTGATTATCGCGGACGCGCCCAGCACGAACGACGTGGACGCCATCG